AACCTATCAGGTTTCAGTTTCACAGACGGTCGCAATACCGGCGACGATGGCAACCGGTATTTCCGTTGTTGCAGCGCAGCCGAATCGGGTGGTTGAACCGAACAACCCGTGGTTTGTCGTAATGTCGTTTTTGTACGGTAAGCGGCTAGGAACTAACCAAGATTCAAGCGCGGACGCCAAATTTACCGGATCTATTGCTGGCAATACATTGACTGTTTCCGCGGTGCAGATCGGGACAGTTTCGGCAGGGTCAACTATTTTTTCGAATGCGGTTTCCGCCAACACTCAGATTATTTCTCAACTCACGGGAACGTCGGGCGGCGCCGGCACCTATCAGGTTTCGCCTAGTCAGACGGTTTCGAGCGGCACTATGTCTGCGGGCACTAAGACAATGTTCATGAGTTCGGAAGCGACCGTGCAACTCGACTTTCATTCGCCGGATTATCTAGCCGGGGATTTCGCCCAGACCGTTTCAATTTCTTTCCGCGACGAATACGCGACGACGTTCTTTTCCTCGCTTACGGCACCACAAAATAACGTTTCCCCTCTTTATGCGGACGATCCAAGGCAGGCACCGTTTATCAATGCGGAAAATCAATATGAGTGGCGATGGTCACTTGATGCTCATGTTCAGATTGACGAAACGGTAGCGGTCCCTCAGGAGTATGCAGACTCCGCAACGGTTACCTTGGACTTTCTGTCTTAACGTGGTAATTCACCAGTCGGAACCTTTGATCCAACCCGGGAGAGCCGCGGAATGTCTACGATCCCAGCGAGCCAAATTGTAAGCGTAATTCCCGGGGTTTTGGCGGCGGGAGGCACCGGGCTTAATGGAACCGGGCTCATGCTAGACAACGGGACGCGCATCCCGGTTGGTTCGGTTCTCAGCTTCAATAGCTCGCTCGCGGTTTCCAACTATTTCGGATCGGCTTCAAAGGAAGCGGCAGAAGCGGCGATCTATTTTGCGGGCTTCAACAACGCGACAATCCTGCCATCGACGCTTCTGATGGCCCAATACTATCAGACAGCGGTTGCGGCCTTTCTTCGCGGCGGCAACATTTCAGGCCTTACCCTCGCTCAGTTGCAGGCGATTTCAGGCGTGCTCAACGTCACGATTGACGGCTATGCGCACAATGCGGCATCCCTCAGTCTTTCGACCGCAACTAGCTTTTCAAACGCAGCTTCGGCTATCCAGACCGCTATCAACGCATCTCTCTCGTCGGCTGCGAGTGTCACCGCTGCGATTGCGGCAGCTACCTTTTCCTGTACGGGATCGATCTCCGGGAATGTGCTCACGGTTACCGCAGTAGCCTCCGGAACGATTGTCAACGGCGCGGCTATCTCCGGAACCGGAGTAACGGCAACAACGATCACCGGGCAACTATCTGGCACTACGGGCGGCATTGGCACCTATGCCGTTGCTACGTCGCAGATTGCGGCTTCCACGACGATTGCGGGCACCTATGGGACGATGACGGTATCAGCCGTTGCCTCCGGTTCGCCGGCAGTAGGGCAGACAGTAACGGGAGGGACTACTTCGGCCGGCACTATCATTACGCAAATCGGGACATTTTCTGGTACGACGGGCACCCTTTTTGTCAACCTGACGCAGGCGGTTTCGAGCGGCACCCTGACGTGCAGTCCGACAGCCGCGACAGTTACGTTTGATTCGGTTTCAGGCGGATTTGTCATCACGTCCGGCATCACCGGCGCGGCGTCAACGATCGCTTTTGCTACAGGTTCGGCGGCATCTTCGTTGCTTCTAACGTCGGCGACCGGCGCCGTTACATCTCAAGGCGCGGCACCTGTCACGCCGTCAACGTTCATGACGAGCTTGATTGTCGTTAATCAGGCATGGGTCAATTTCATGACGATTTTTGATCCGGACGGTGGGTCGGGCAACGTTCAGAAACAAGCTTTTGCGTCGTGGAAGGGTTTGCAAAATAACCGATACGCCTATTTTTGTTGGGACCCGGATGCAAGCCCGGCAGCATCGAGCAATGCGGCATCAAGCCTCGGTCAGATCCTCAAAGCCAACAACGACTCTGGCACTATGTTGATTTGGGAAGGCGGCGGATCGGCGACGACGGCCGACACGGGATATTGCGCGTTCAATCTTGGCCTCGCTGCATCGATCAATTACAACCAGACCAACGGGCGACCAACGTTCGCTTTCAAGGCTCAGCCCGGGCTAGCGGCAAATGTCACAGATCCGACGACGGCAGGAAATCTGTTAGCCAATGGCTACAATTTCTATGGCGCTTATGGCTCGGCAAGCAGCAATTTCGTTTGGAACTACCCGGGTTCGATCACCGGTCCTTATCTCTGGGCAGATTCATTCGATACTCAGGTCTGGCTCAACACGTATTTTCAGGCTCAGTTGCTCAACCTGTTCCAAAACTCCCTTTCGGTGCCATTCACGCAAGCGGGTGTTTCGCTTATTCAGCAGACATGCCAGACGGTTATTCAAGCGGGGTTGCTCTTTGGGGCCTTTGCGCCGAACGTCCTGACGGCTGCACAGATCGCGCAAGTTAATGCGCAGGCCGGCGCGGTGATTTCAAACTCATTGCAGGCAAACGGATACTATCTGCAAGTCAACGTGCCGGGTCAGACGATCCAAGCCGTGCGAGGGCCGTGGTCGATAACGTTTTGGTACATTGACCGCGAGTCCGTGCAGCAGATCAATCTCTCAAGCGTCTTGATCCCGTAAGGAAGCACCATGTCCCTGACCGCGGCAAACTCCGTCATTACGCTTTCGCAACTCACCCTGTTTCCTACTCCGGTTCAGTTGCAGCAGTTCGCGGCCGACGACGTGACGGATATCGAAGCCGTGAACGTTCTTGAGCATCAGATGGGCGTTGACGGAGTTTTATCCTTTGGGTTTGTCTGGGCACCGCGAATGCAGACAATCACGCTCAAAGCGGATTCCCCGTCGATCGCGTTTTTCGACACAATCAACACTCAGCAGGAAGCGGCTCAGGATGCTTACCCGCTCAATGGCACGATCACGTTGCCGGCGATCGGAAAGACTTTCGCTCTGACCAATGGCGCCCTCGAATCCTACAAGCCAATGCCAGGGGTCAAGAAGCTATTGCAGCAGCAGTCATTCCGGCTCGTTTGGAACCGGGTTGTAGCGATCCCAACGAGGTAATCCCTTGCGAAAGCATGAAGTCGTCAAAGTCCCGGCCGAATGGGGCAAGCGGGACGCAGGAAAGCATTTCCTGATCAAAGAATGGCCGGCAGAACGAGCCGAAGAGTGGGCTGTTAGAGCTCTCATCGCCTATAACCGAGGCGGCGGTCAGATCCCGATTGACGCGATCTCCGGTGGGATGGAAGCTATTTTCTGGCTTGGCGTGAACACATTTTTGCGCGGCCAGATGCAGGCAGGAGAAGTAATTCCGATCCTCAACGAGCTATTCGAGTGTATCAAAATTATCCGCGACCCAACGGCGCGGGGCGTTGAAGGACCGGTAGCTACGGATCTTGTCCCGGGCGTTGACGACATTGAGGAAATTCAAACTCGGCTTTGGCTGCGCTCGGAGGTGTTGCGCGTTCACACAAATTTTTCCGTGAGCGACCTATTATCGAAGTTGATTTCGGGGATGATGGCGGCGGACAAAAAGCGTCAGGAGGAACAAGCTTCCTCGATTACAAAGGCGTCCCTCGGAACATAGGAATTGCCCTATCGTTTGAGCAGCCGCGGGTTACCTTATACGAGTTGCAAACCATCTACGGCGTCGAGGATTTGCATAAGATCCTTGAGGTAGGGCTTGTGAACGCTCACAATGCCCGGGTAATCGCCAAACAGCAGCAAGAGGCAATGCGCCGGATGCGCTCTCAGGGGTAAGCAATGGCAAATGTCTTGGATTCATTTGTTTTAGAATTTGCTCTTGACCCGTCTAAATTTACGGCTGGTCAGAAACAAATTATGCAACAAATGGCTCAGTTGCAGGCCGCGGCCCTAGCTCAAGCAAAAGATGTCGAAAGCAGTTCAAAGCGCGTTCTTGATGTGATTTCGAACATGCGCCGCGAAGTATTGACGGCTTTTGGCGTGTTTTTTGGCGGGCGAGAGCTTGGCGAATTTGTGAAATACATCACAAATCTTGACGCTGCGACCGGGCGGCTAGCTATCACAATGGGCATGTCCGCTAGCGATACATCAGCATGGCAAGGAGCTATCAAACAAGCTGGCGGAACAGCGGAAGGCGCCAATAGTGCTTTATCTGGCTTAAGCGGGGAAATGACGCGTTTTCAGTTAACCGGGCAATCAGGCATGCTCCCGGTTCTAAGCCGCCTAGGCGTCTCCCTATACGATCAGAATAAGCAACTCAAAACAGGCGGCGAGCTATGGCTTGATCTCGCCGAAGCGGTTCAGGGTATGGATGCCCGGCAGGCAACCGCCTTCCTGCAAATGATCCCAGGCGCTAATCAGGACATGGTTAATTTTGCGTTGCTTGGTCGGCGAGCGATGGAATCTTATCTAAAATCAGCCAAGGAAGCAGGCGTAACTACGGAAGAGAGCGCGGCGGCTGCAAAGGAATATCAGCGGGCTCTTGAACAGTTGGAGGCTTCGAGCTCGAATTTAGGAAGAACGTTGCTAACGATGCTTGGGCCGGCGGTATCGAACGTGACAAACGGCTTAGCGCATTTGCTGCAATATTTTGGAAAGAAAAGCGCAGAAGGAACGGCCATAATTTATACTGATGAACAGCTTGCCGCAGTAGGCAAGATAGCAGCTAATATCGCTTCTCCGCCATCATCCGATCCGGAAGCCGGTCCCAAGGAAATGGAGTCCTATATCCGTGAAGCAGCAGTTGCCCGGGGTATGGACCCGAACGTAGCCGTTGAGGTCGCTCGCAGCGAAGGCTTGCACAACTGGAAGAGCACGATCCCAGGCGAAGAATCGTATGGTCCTTTTCAGCTTCATTACGGCGGGAGAGGACAGACAGGCGGTCTTGCAAAGCCCGGCTTAGGCGACGAATTTACCAAGCAAACGGGGCTTGATGCGGGCGATCGGAAAAACTGGAAAAGGGGCGTTGATTTCGCGCTCGACAATGCAAAAAAGAGCGGATGGGGCCAATGGTACGGTTGGAAAGGATCTCCGACCGCGGGCGGCGCCGGCATGGGGGGAAGTCATTCAACTACGGTTAACGTCGGCGGCGTGACGGTCAATACGAGCAGCAGTAACGCCGAAGGGATTGCGAGCGATATCGAAAAGGCTCTAAAACGGAGCATCACGGCAGGAGCGGCTAACTCAGGAAGCTAAAATGGCATCGCTACCGCTATTGTTCGCCGACGCTACGGCTCTTACTCTTGGAGCTCTTCTGCAACCGTCCTGGGGGATCTATCTCAACGGTCAGCCGGTGATTCAACCGGCATCTGTTTTAGGGTCGATCGCGATCGCCGCTATCGCTCCAATTCAAAGCATCGCAACCCTTTTAGGTGCTCCGAACATTGTTCCAGTCGCAGCTTCAACCGTAGAATTTGAGTTTGCGCAGGATTGGCCTATTTCGACTTACCCTCAAGAGCAAGGCGCATTTCAGGCTTACGACAAAGTTACTCTTCCGTTTGATGTAAAGATTCGCGTTGCTAGCGGAATTTCAGACACAAACCGACAGGCGTTTATATCGACGGTTCTTTGGATTGGAAATTCGTTCAATCTGTTTGATATCGTTACGCCAGAATATACGTTTACATCAACCAATTGCACTCATATCGATTGGCGACGTTCGTCGGAACAAGGATCAAAGCTTATTCAACCGGAGTTGTGGTTCAAGCAAGTTCCGGTTACTGCCGGGGCGACGTTTACAAACACACAATCCCCTCAAGATGCAGGGCAACAGTCAATTGGGAATGTGCAGCCAGCAGCACCTAGCCAATCAGTGATTCAGCGGCTACCGTTTCCGTTTCCGGGTCAAACTCCAACGGTGTTCTGATGCAAACAATATCGGTTCAACCGCTTCAAAATCAGACGTTGCAAACGCAGGTTAACAATCAAGCCGTTACCCTATCGATTTCTCAATCTCTCTACGGGCTCTTTATGACCGTGAGCCTCGGAACGACAGTCATTATCGCAAGCGTTATTTGTCAAAACCTCAACCGTATTGTGCGGGACGTTTACCTTGGATTTTCGGGAGATTTTATCTTTGTTGACACGCAAGGAACGTCAAGTCCGGTCTACACGGGCCTAGGATCTCGTTGGCAGCTAGTCTATCTATCTCCAACGGATCTTACAAATTTTGGTCTTACGGGATGACATTTGTTCAAAGGTTGATTTCGGTTTCTGTGCAGCTTGCACAAAACACACAAACAAATCAGCCAAGCACATTTTCCGAAAGCGGAACTAACACGGTCAACCT